GAGGTCGTCGATGTGGACACCGGCGTCGGCCATCGCCTCGAGCACCTCGTTCGAGATGTCGCCGGCCTCGGCCATGTCGCCCAGCCGGTTCGTGACACCGGTGACGACGTCACCGGCTTCTCGGATGGCGTCGGTGTATCCCTGCACGCGAGCTTCGGCTTCGGCGGCTTCGCGGGCGTTGTCCATCCACGCCATCGCGATGCCCGCGACTGCGATCCCGGCTATCCCGGCGGCGATGCCCAACGCCTGCAGGTTGCCAGCCGCCGAGTATGCGCCGGTTGCGATCCTGTCGAGCGCTGTGGAGCCGACTTTGCGGATCGTGTCGAAGTGTTCGAGCACCAAGCCAAGCGCTTTGAGCGTCGGACCGCCGAAGACTCCGAACAGAAGCGTCGCCTTCTGCAGCCAATCCGGCATCGCGTTGAAGAACCCGGCGGCGGTCGACGCGAGCGACACGAGGTCGCTAGCGAGCGGCTGAATCGCGGTGCCGAACTCGATCAGCGTCGCGGTTAGATCAGCGAGACCGCGTTGCATTTCGGCTGCGTCGGTGCCATACCACGCCTGGAACGCTTCGCCGAGCGCACCGGTCGAGTTCGCGGTCGCGTCAAGCGTTTCCTGCAGGTTGCCGTTCGAATCCTCGAGCAGCAGCACCGCGCCCTGATACGCCTGGATGTCGTCGAACAGCTTCGTGAGCGCGTCGCTGTTCCCGCGGAACCCCTTCGACTCGAGCAGTTCCAGCGCGCCGAGCAGACCGTCGCGGGAGATCGCCGCGTGCAGCTCCTCGCTTGAGGTGCCCATCTCCTCGAGAACCTTCTTGCCCTGCTCCGACTGGACGTTCAGCTTGCGCAACACCGAGTCGAGCTGGGTTGCCGAAAGTTCGGCGTTGCCGGACGACTGCGACAGGAACGCCATCGCCCCCGCGACCTCGTCAAACCCGACCCCGAGCTGGTTCGCCGTTGGCAGCAGACGGCCAAGCTGCGGGGCGAGCTGCGACGCTTCGATCTTCGCTACACGCGCCGCAGCAGTGAGAACGTCGGTCGCCTCAGCCGCGGAGATGTTCCCCTGCCCGTACGCGCCCATCGCCGACGTGACCGCGTCGACAACCTGCGCGGTGGTGCCCAACCCCGCCGCGGCGCCTTTCGCGGCCTGCTCGACAATGTCCATCGCCGTCGCGGAGTCGTAACCCGCGGACGCGGCGAAATACAGGCCGTCCGCGAGCTCCTGCGGCGCGCGCCCGGTTTCCCCGGCGAGGGACAGGACCGACTCGCGCAGCTGGTCAACCTCAGCTGCCGGGACACCGGCGAGGCCGACCATGCGCGCGAACGCCTGCTCGAAATCGGCGGCGACCTTCACCCCGGCGACGCTGAGACCGGCGAGTGGTAGCGACACCTTACGGGTCAGATCGCCGCCCAGGTCGGACAGCGACGACCCCATCGACTTGAACTGGCCCGAGGTGAGGCGTGCGAACGCCGACGTCTCCGCCGACGCTGTTCGCATCGCGTTCTGATAGTCCGAAATGACCGCACGAAGCCTGACTGTGACGTTGCGATCGGCCATCAGTGCACCTCGGTCACAGCGAACTTGAGTCCGTGCAGCGACGCGCCCGGGGAGCGGGCGAACTCGGCGGCGGATGCGTCACGCGTTTCGCAAGCCCGGCACCGCAGCGGCGTCGCGACATAGTCCGGGCCGTGCTCGTCCATCGTCTCGTCGCGGTAGTGGCCGCAGTCCGCGCACCGCGCCGCCTTGTCGGCCTGCCACGCCAACGCGTACTCGACGTCTTCGTCTAGCCAGCGAGGCTCCCCGGGTCCTGCGACCCGTCCGAGGAACTCGGATCGTGGGATTCCTCTGGGGCAACAGTAGTCGGCGATGCGCCGTTCAGCCTCCGAGCGACGGAGGCGATCAGCGATTTTGGGCGCCCGTCACTCCCGACGTTCAAGTCGACGATCGGCGCGAACACCCGCTCGAACTCGCGTTGCGGCAACAGCTCGTACATCAGCTCCGCGAGCTCCGGGGTCATCCGGCGCTCGGGGTCGGTCGGGTCGCGCACCTCGACGGTGCACGCCACCACCGCAGCCGGGGCGAAGGTGTCGTGGTTGACGTCCAACCCGGCGAGGCGCTGCTCGCGCGTCGGCGGATGCTCCGCCTTCAACGCGAGCCACCGCTTCGTGCCGATGGACTGCACGACGATCACGACCTCCGCGTCGGTGATCTGCTCCTGCAGCTCGTTGAGCCGCTCCGCGATCACCATGGCGTCCGCCGCGTCGGCGAGGCTGCCGTTCTTGTCGTTGCCCTGCACCAGCGCGTGGAACCGGTCCTCGAGCGCGGCGTGCTCGTCGTAGAGCGTCTGGTCGAACAACACCCGGCACTCGACGCGGCGAACGCCGAACAGCGAGCGAAGGTCCGCTTCGCTCATTAGGCGACCGTGGCGCGGACGTTCGGCTCGGCCGTGACTGCAAGTTGCAGAGTGAACCGGGCCTGCTCGTTCGCGGCGGTGGCGGCCATGACCGGCTGGTGCATCTGCGCCGGGTAGACCTCGACCTTCTGGCCGGCCGCCCATCCGGTCGCGATGGTGAGCCCGCGGCGGACGACGAGGTAGCCGTTCGTTGCGTACACGGCGAGGTTCCACGCCGTGTCCGTCGTGTCACGGAACATCGTGAGTTGGATCGCACCGCCCCACGAGCCGACGAGCTGCGCGTCGAACGTCTCGGCGAGCGACGCGTTGTCGACCATGTTCTGGTTCGCCGGCGTCGTCAGACCGTCCTTTGTCAGGAACGGCGTCAGGTGCGTGCCGGCGTTGAGCTCTGCGACGGTCGGCGCGGCGATGCTCGCGATCGTCGTCGCCCACGTGACTCGGGTGAAACCCTCAGAGACGAAGCGTGCCATGGTTCAGTCATCCTCCTCGGAGGTGGTGGGTTCTTCCGCCTCCTCGGCGGGGATCTCTGCGACCGCGATCGCGGCGGCGGCGTCGATGTCGTCGGTGTGCTCCAGCGGGATCGGTTCCTCGAGCGGCGGGCGGGCCTCTTCGAGCGGGTCGACGAAGTCGCCGCGGGGCTCGTTGACTTCGACCCAACCGGAGGAGCGCATGATCACGGCCTGGTCGTCGGTGACCTCGACGGTGCGGTCGAGATCGGCGTGGTACACGAACGCCATCTGTGCCCTCCCTCAGACGCGTGCCACGGCAACCGTGACGTTGGCGACGGCGCTGTAGGTGATGTCGATCAGCCCGTCAGCCGGGTCGGCGAGATCGGCGACGAGCGGCCCGATCCACCGCTCACCGGTCGTCGCAGGGACCGACACGACCACGTCGGCACGCGGCTGCCCGTAAACGCTGCCGGGCACGACCACGGTGACGTTCACTGGGCTGCCCGACGTGTTCTTCACGATCAGGAACGCGCGGTCGTCGGGGACGACGGTGTCGCCGCCGCCCGACGCGTTCGCGTAGGTGGGTGCGGTGCCGGTGATGCCGACTTGCTGCGGAGAGAGCAGCGCCATGTGTGCCTCCTCAGGCGGGTGTGCTCAGTGCTCGGAACCGTGGCGTAGCGATGAACACAGTCGGCTGGACGGTGTCGTCGGCGCGCACACCGGCCGCGGCGTCGTCGAGCTGGACACGCTGCACCGCTCGTCCTGCGACGGTGAGCGGCTTGCCGACCAGCGCGCCGATGCAGAGGTCTGCGAGCCATTCGGTCTGCTCGCGGGTCTCGCCGACGCACGTGACCTGCCATTGCAGGTCGGCGTCGTCGTCGGGATCGCCCAGGGTGCCGTCGAACGGCCCGCCGAGCGGATAGACGACCATGTACGGGACGAACTGTGAGTGCCCGGGTTGGCCTTGCCAACTGGCCCCGGCTGGTTGTTGCGCGTCGCCGACCTCCGCGATCGTCGCCGCGGCCGCTGCTTCGAGCGTCGCGAGGACCGCTGCGGTGTGAGCGCGCAGAGACGCCAGCAATGCCATCGGCCACGCTCCGAGACAGCCCCGGCCGAGTGGCCAGAACCTCAGGTGGGCACGAGCCAGGCCGACCGTTCACCCGGTCGGCCGGTTCGCTTTTCAGTCGTCGCCGACTTCTCGCGTCTCGCCCTCGTCGAACGGGTCAACGACCGCTGCCAGTGCCTCGACGAGCGCCGACGCGGCCCACGCCGCTTGGATCGCGAGGAACGGGCGGGGCGGCATCTTCGATGTGCCGTACTCGAGGTAGAAGCCGACGTTGTATCCGCGTTCGTCGCGGGTCGTGTAGACGTCGACGTGGACGTCGTTCCTGTTCGCCCACGTTCTGCGCCGGATACCGCGAGCCGTGCCGCCGGTGTCTCGCGGCACCGCCGCCCTGGCTCGGCTCTGGACCTGCTGCGCGATGCGTTGCGTCGCCGCCCGCGCTTCGCGCTGTTTCTGGTCGGGTGCGTCGGCGAGGTCTTTCGCGAGCCTGGTGAGCTCGGAAACGTCGACGTCGAAACTCACTGACGGTCCTCGAGCACAAGCCGACGGTGCACGTTCTCGGCGGCACCGAGCACCGCGAGGACGTACAACGGCCGGTCGAGCAAGAACCCGTCGTCGGTAACGGTGAGTGTCAGCACGTCGCCTTCGCGCACGCCGTTCGCTGTGTGCGGCAGCGTCGCCCCGTACTGCCGGAGCGCCACGTACGCCCCGGCGGATTCGGTGCTACCCCGCCCCGCTCCCTCGTGGCGGAGCCGACACGGCCCTTCGTACACAACCGTCGGCGCAGGGTCGGTGTAGTCGCCGGTCGATGGGTTGAACGTGCGTGTCGCGGTCGACGTGCGTGTGATCACGCACCGGTCCCGCATCGTCGCTTCGGTCGTCGCGCGCATCGCACCGATGACGCCGTCGGGGATCAGGCCCACTGCCGCCGCCGATGACCGTCGAGTTGGCGGTCGGACAGCACCGGGATGGATGTCGGCACTCGGCGGAACCGGCGGAGGCGCCGTTCGTGCTCCGCGGTGAGCATCAGACCGGCTGGCGCGCTGTCATTCCACTGCACGTTGACGTCATCGACGGACGCTGCCCTCAGGCCGGGTGCCGGTCCAAACATCGCGGCGCGGACCATGTCGGCCACCACGTACACGATGTCCGACGGGATGGTCTGGAAGCCGTGCGAGTACACGACGGTGACCGGTGACGACGACCACCACGACCAGCCGCGCACGAGCTGCCCGGACGGGAACCACTCGTACGCCGACGCCGCCAGCACCGTCCCGTCAACCGTCACTGATATGACAGCGACGACGGGCCGCTCGGGGAGCCACAGGTCGCCGTCGACGTCGGCGGTCACATCGACCGTGTCGTTCGCGACGTACTCGAGGTGCTGGCCGGTCCAGCCGCGGACGATCCCCGACGCCATCTCGAGCAGCGTTTCGGCGCGCGCCGACTCGCCGCTCGAGAAGTCGCGCCCGACGAGTGCTTCGACGTCGGAGATCGCCGCGAGCATCGGCTACTGCTTCGGGTTGGCGTCGTTACGTGCGACGCCTTCGGCGAGCCGGTCCGCCTCCTGGGCGGACTTGCGCGCCGTCTCGGCGGCTTCCGGGTCGGTCTCCGGCGTCGGAGCGCCCGACGCGACACCGGCGAGGGTGTAGTTCTCGTTCGGTGTCGGGTCGACCTTGACGCCGCGGAAACCCTGCTCGGTTTCCTCGTCGACCTTCTCCTGGACCTCGGCGGCTGCCGCGTCGGTGGCCTTCTCGTCGCTGGACTTGCGTGCCATCGTCAACCCCTTCCTCTCTGCTGCCGGGGCGTGAACTGGTTCGTGATCCGGTCCGGTGACGACGCGGACGCGCCGCCGGCGATGCTGTAGGTCTCCGACTCGGCGTCGGTCTCCGGGGACCAGCCGTGGAAGCCGTACGCGGTGCCAGCAGCTGCGCCGAGCGTCGCCGTCCGGGAACCGGTAGCCGACGCGTTCGCCGACATCGTCGCAGCGGTGTCGGACGCGACAGCGACGATGGTCGTCCCCGCGGGGATGCCGGACGCCGCCGTGATCGAACGGCCGACATCCTCTTCCTCGAACGTTCCGGCCGCGGCAGTGATCGCCGCGGAGCCGGATGTCGTCGTGACCGTGACCGCGCGGGCTTCGGTGCTTCTACCTGTTGCCAAGTCGTTCCATCCTTCCTAGTAGATGACGAGGTATCGTTTGCCGTATGGCTCGGACACCTCGCGATCCACTGGAGCGGTATCGAGAGAAGGTCAACGTACGTGGACCTGACGAATGCTGGGAGTGGACCGCCGCTCGGTTCAGTTCCGGCTACGGGGCGTTCCGTCTCGGCGACCGCCAGGTGAAAGCGCACCGATTCGGCTACGAAGCCCTTGTCGGGCCGATACCGCACGATGTGTACGTGTGTCACACGTGCGACAATCCGCCGTGCCAGAACCCTCGCCACTGGTTTCTCGGCACCCACCGCGACAATGCGCACGACCGAGAACGCAAGGGTCGCGGCCGATACCGCACCACAGGCCCGATCAGACGTGTGAAGCCTGGCCGAGCTCTAGGCGAGCGGCACGGTCGAGCCAAGCTGACCAGCGAGACCGTCCGGTCAATCCGGTCGCGATACGGGGCTGGCGAGTCACAAGACGCGATCGCTGCCGCGTTCGGTGTCTCTCAGCGGACGATCCATCTGATCGTGCGAGGCAAGACCTGGAAACACGTCCCCTGAGTTCCGTTACCCCACCAACTAATACATTACGCGGGCGACGGGGTAGCGGTTCGCTTCGGTCGGCTGGTCGTAGTTGATGAGGTTCGACACCTGCCAGCCGACACGGAACGTGACCCGCAGGGCGATCATGTCCTGCTGCGGCAAGTTGTAGATGATCGCTCCGGTGTTGTCGGTGATGACCGCCTGGTCGAGCACCTTCACCGTGATGTCCTGACGGACGCCGAGCACGAACTGCGAGAAGTCGCCGATGAACAGCCGAACGTTGGTGCCTGCGCCGCCGCCGGACGGGAACAGGCCGCGCATCGGGTAGACGATCGGCATGCCGTCGAACTCGGTGAGTGGACCGTTGACACGGTCGCGGTCGAGGCCGTCGCCCTGGCTGTTGCGCGACGCGCGCAGACGGCCTTTGAGGCTGCGCGCGGCGACGATCCCGTCGGGGTCGAAGCCGTCGGCCTCGACGAGAGCGAGCGCCTGGTCGATGTCGCCGAACATGCCGCCCTGCGGCGCGGTCGACGCCTCGGTGAAGGTGTTCCCGGCGGCCGCGGCAGCCGCGGAGATGTTCGTCGGGAACGAACCCGGTGCGTTCGTGCCGAAGAAAACGGCGGCGTCCAGCGCCCGGCCGAACGCCTCCACGAGGTACGGCATCGACTCGTCCCAGATGTCGATCTCCATGTCGGCGACGACATTCTCGGGGACGGGCATGATCGTGGCGAGCTCCTCGATGTTGAGGAACTTGTTCGCCCAGTTGACCTCGGTGGTCTGCTTGAGGCCGGTGTCGCCGTTGACCCAGTAGGCGACGGGCAGCGCGGACAGCACCGGGAAGCGGGTCTGCGACTGCGCGACCGGCACACGCCGGAACAGGCTGAGTGTCGCGGACTCGTCGGTCGCGCGACGCAGCATGTCGCGGACGACGTCCTCGGGAATGTTCGCCGCCGCGTCGGTGCGGCTCACGAGGTTGTTGTAAGGCACGGGTCGACCTCCTCGGGTCTAGGTGTTGACGGCTAGCCAGCCCGTGCCGGACTGCGCCGTGCTGCTAACCACGCCCGGCAAGGCGCCGGATCGTGGCGTTCATGTCGCCGGCCTGCGCGGGCTGGCGTGGCCCTCCGTCCGCCGAGCCGGGGTTGTTGACTGTGGCGGCGAGGTACGGCTTCGCTCTTACGAGGTCATCGATCGCCTTCGCGAGCGTCTTGGCGTCGACGTCTCCGCTGTCGTCGATGAACGACGCCATGTCGTCGCGCAAGTAGGCGACAGCGTCCGCTGGGTCGGCGAGCTTCCCGGCCGCGGCAGCTTTGATCTCGGAGCGGAGGATGCGTTCGTTCGCGGCGGCGAGCGCTTCGCGTCTCGCTTCGTCTTTCGCCGCGGCGATCGCTTTCTCTTGCTCGGACATCGACGCCTGCCGCAGCTGCTCGAGTTCCGCCTCGAGCTGCTTCGCGCGTCGTTCGGCGGCCTTGCGGCTGTTGCGTTCCTCGTCGAGCGCTCTCTTGCCGGCGGCGCCGAGTTCATCGGCGTTGTCCAGCTGGGCGTGCCGCTGCTGGTCGTCGGTACCGCTTTGCGGCGTCGTGCCGCTCGGCGGGGGGATGTCGTCGGGCATCGCGCCCTCCTATGTGTCGCCCGTGCTCCCGTCGCGGGAGTCGAGTCTGGGTGCTTCGTGTCCGTGCTCGTCGACGTACGCGGCGTCGCGCTCGCGTTTGAGGTTGTCGAGCATCGGCTTGTTGATCACGCGGCCCGGGTCAGCGGTCCCGGTGATCGGCACGACGCCGCAGCTGCATCGGCTGTGCCCGAACGACGCCGCCTCCGCGGTGCGGTAGCGCTGTGTGGCGACGGTGGCGCACCAGCGGCACACCGGCGGGTTCGGCACGCGGCGCCACCCGACGATCCGCGGCTCGTGGCTGTCGATCTCGGCGAGCGCGGCACGTTCCGTGCGTGTGACCGCGTCGAGAGCGACGGTGCGGGATCGGCGTGCGCCGGCGGCGAACGCCTCGGTTTCGCTGCGCCCGTCTTTCAACGCCTTCCACGTCGAGATGAACGGCTGCCGCCAGAACTCTGCGTCGACGCTGCGCAGGTCGACCCGCGGGACTGGTGGCGTGTCGTTGACGACGAGGCCGATATACCCGGCGACGGTGTCAACCGCCGCTTCCCGTGCGGGAAGAGTCGCTGCAGCGACTTCCACAACGAACGGTTCGACTAAGGCGTCGTCGAGCCCGCCCAGGTCGACCCACACCGCGGCGGCTCGTGCCATCGCGACACGGCGGATGCGATCCACACGCCGGCGGTAGGCGACGTACAGCGCCACGTCCGCGGCGGTGGTCACGGCGCCTCGGAGCCGTCGTCGTCCTCGTCGAGCTGCTCGTCGTCGACGCCGGCGAACAGTTCACGGCGCATCTGCTCGGCGGCCTGCATGCCCTTCCACCGCTGCACGTCCTGCGGTGTCACTTCGGGCAGCCGCGACCACAGCTCCTCTTGTGGCACGCCGAGCGCCTGCATCTTCATCACCGCGTCGACCGTTTCGGCCCACGTGCGGGACTCCATGTCGTCCCACACCACCATCGACTGCACATCGCCGGCCCGAGGGTCGCCGACCGCGGCGAGCATCAGCCGCATCAGCTCCTCGTAAGACTCGCCGAAGTTGTTCGCGTGGCGCCGGACCTTCGCTACCAGGCCCGACTCGGCGGCCTTCAACGCGTCGCCGGAAATGTTCACCATCTTGCCGAGCAAGTAGTGCGGCGGCGTCTTCGAGATCGCCGCCATCATCTGCACATCCGATTCGACCGCCGAGATGAACCCGGTGAAGTCGGCTTGGCCGAGCTCGGTGACCTTCACGTCCGGGTCGTCGAACACCCACGAACGCGACGCCGACGCCCGCTGCATCGCGTTCACATCCGGGACCGCCTGCCCCTGCTCGTTGACGACCGTCGGGTACTCCCACCCGACAATGACCCGCTGCCGGAACGCCTGCGTCTCCGCGGTGACCATCCGGTCGAAGATCGTCTTGTTGATCCGATCCTGGATCGACAAGACCGGCTCGAACTCGGCCGTGCCGCCACCGTGGCGGGCGGCGCGCAGCGTCGGGTTCGCCCGGAACTCGACGATCGGCACAACACCGAACGGGTTCCGCAACGGCCACGTCTCACCGTCGACCTCACGCGGCTCCCACCGGTCCTGCCGTGACGTCGAATACGTCACCTCGGCCCAGCGCTGCCGGGACCGGAACTTGTAGATCCCGTCAGGCAGGTACACGTTCGCGAGGGCGTGGCCGTCGTCGTCGAGCCACCGCTTCAACGCCGCCGCGCGGCGCCGACGCGACCCCGGCTCGTAGGCGACGATCGTCTCCGCCGGGTCCTCGACGGTGACATCAACACCGACCGGGCTGTTCGGGTTCGGCCACACCAGCCCGAACGACTGCCCAGTCTGCAACGCGGTCGAGATCAGCAGGTCCGAGTCGGCATCGAGCTGGTTGCCCTGCCACAGCCGCCACGCGTCCTTGTCACCCTCAATTGACTCGCCGAACCGGAACGCGACAACGTGCAACCGCTCAGCCGGGGCGTCAGCGACGAGCCGAACCCAGTTCGTGACACCGCACGCCGCGAGAACCGCCCACTGGCGGCGCACCTCGTCGACCGCGTTCGCCGGCATGTTCTTCGGCGCCTCAGGCCGCGGATGGCGGCCGTCGTAGTACGCCAACAACCGCTCGACGTCCTTCGCGCGTTCGGTCAGCGCCGCGTCGAGCTGGGCGAGCCACCACTCGACGCTGCCGGGCATCGGTTCTTCAGCCACGGCTCACCTCGAGGCGGTCACAGGAACACGGCGCCGCGGCGACCGCCGGACGCGCCGGACGCGACAGCGTCGTTGCGGGCTTCCCACGCGAGCACCGCGGCCATCGCCGCGTCGATCTTCAGGTTCGGTGCCGGCTTCGCCAGCGTCCACATCGGCCGGCCGTCCTCGTCGAGCGCGCCCACCCTGCGCCGCACCGCATTTCCGACGTGCCGGGTCAGGTCCGATTCGCCGTCGTGTGTCAGCTCTCGGCTGCGGATCGCGTTCGCGAACGAGCGGCACGCGTAGCCGACCTGCCGCCACCGGTTCGTCGCCCACGAGAACACCCGCCGGTCACCCCAGCGGCCTTCCCACGACGACACGACCGACTCCCAGTAGAACGGATCGCAGTACGCCCGCCACACCTTGTACCGGTCAAACAGCTCGGCCATCGTGGCGGTGACTTCGTGCTCCGGCACCTGCCAGTCATCAGCGTCGCGCTCCGGTCGCTCCCACAGCCCAGCGAGCCACAGATGCCCAGTCGGGACGTGACACGCGACGATCGCGGTCGAGTCGTTATGGCGTGACCCATCGAAGCCAATCGTGATGAGCTCGCGCGCCCCGACAACGTTCAGCTCGGCGCACGCCGCCCACGCCTTGCGGTCGAACGCCCGGTCCGACGACGGCGTCGCCTGGTTCAGGTAGTAGCGGCGCGCGTCCGACGGGTCGGTGTCCGGGTCTTGGATCTCATCCGCGAGTCGCTCGAGGTTGACCCACCGCACCGCCTCGCCGTACGCGACGCGCAGCGCGTCGAGGAGCGCCGCCCGGTCCGCGAGATCGGGCACCTCGGGCGCCTCCCGCGCGTCGTAGAACACGCCCGCGGACTTCCGCTCCGACGCCCGAGCGGTCGCGTCGGCGACCGACCCGTCCCCTGGCTCCGGCGCGTTCTGCAGCTCGTAGGTCCAGCCGCCCATCTTCGCCGCGTTGCGGCGCAACACATCAGCGAGACGCCGGCCGCCATTCTCGCGGGTCCATGACTCGGTCTGGTCGAGCGCGGCGAACGTGACGCGCTGACCCTCACGGCTGCCGGCCGACGCCGTGACCGGCTCGATGCGACCCGGCCGATCCGTGAGGTAGATCCGGGTGCGGCCGAGATCGATACCGCGGCGCTCGCACGCCTCCGGCCGATCAGCGAGGACGTCGTACAGCCACACCATCACGTTGTCCGTCTGATCCTCGCTGACGGCGGCGAGCTGCACCCACGGCTCGGGTTGCGGCATCCCCACCGGTTGACCGTTGCGGTCCCAATGCGAAAACACCACCGGCAACACCAACTCGGCGTACGCGATGTATCCAGCCTCCGGCGACTTCCCTGCGCCCTTCGGTCGGCGCAGCGCCGCCCGGCGCACCACCCGCGCGCCCGTCAACCGGTCGATCTCGTACAGGCGCACAATCCGCAACCGCTGCTCGTTCGTCAGCTCCAGGCCGAGGTCAGCTTCGATCTCCTGGCCGATGCGGTAACCGAGCGAACACACCTGCCCGTCGAACGCCGGTCGGAACATCAGCCAACTTGCCAGCGCTCAGGGATGATCACCGTCGCACCATCACCGCCGGGCTCAACCTGAACGGCGTCGCCCACGTCGACGTACCGAATCCGGAGATCTCGCCGCGCGTCGACGGTCGTGCCGAGGATCTTCTCGCGCTGCCGCAGCTCCGTCGCCGTCCGCACATCGCCCTCATGGAACGCCGCAGCGATCAACGCAGTATCCAGCGCGAACTGCCAGTCCGCGTCCGACCACAGCGTGCAATGCGGCATCCGCGACACCGTCGCCCACCACCGCTTCGTCGCCGCCGGCCAACCACCCTTGCGCGGCGGCAGCTTCGGCACCCGACCGTCGAACGGCCGATCAACGACCTCGACCCACTCGTGCGTCGGAGCGTGACGATTGCGCTTCTGCCCATCAGGCTTCGGTTTGCGGCCGGTGACTGGCATAGCGAATCTCCTGGCCTCCGGACCAATTCGTTTCACACACACCCTGAGGCGCAGGACCGAGCG